GCCCTTTTCAGCAGTGAAGTAAAAATATCTACAGTCAATGCACTGAGGATATTTAATTCATCTTTTGGTGCTATTTTTCGCCGTTCTGAAGAAAACCTGTATATCATCCCTACACGAGAAAATGAGGGTGAAAATGGGGATATCGGGCCATTAAGGCCATTCGGTATCAACTTAAGAACAGGAGTTGTGTCTGTTGGTAATGGTGCCAGGATTGATGGCGGGCTGGCACTTGGCACGAATAACGCGTTGGGTGGGAACTCTATTGTTCTTGGTGATAGCGACACCGGATTTAAACAAAATGGCGATGGTAATCTAGATGTTTATGCTAATAACGTCCATGTTATGCGCTTTGTCTCCGGAAGCATTCAAAGTAATAAGACCATAAATATTACGGGGCGTGTTAATCCCTCGGATTACGGTAACTTTGATTCCCGCTATGTGAGAGATATCAGACTTGGCACACGTGTTGTGCAGACCATGCAGAAAGGCGTGATGTATGAAAAATCAGGCCATGCAATTACGGGGCTTGGTATTGTCGGTGAAGTTGATGGCGATGATCCGGCAGTATTCAGACCAATACAAAAATACATCAATGGCACATGGTATAACGTTGCGCAGGTATAAGTTATGCAGCATTTAAAGAACATTAAGTCAGGTAATCCAAAAACAAAAGAGCAATATCAGCTAACAAAGAATTTTGATGTTATCTGGTTATGGTCCGAAGACGGAAAAAACTGGTATGAGGAAGTAAGTAATTTTCAGCCAGAGACAATAAAGATTGTTTATGATGAAAATAATATTATTGTCGCCATCACCAGAGATGCTTCAACGCTTAATCCTGAAGGTTTTAGCGTCGTTGAGGTTCCTGATATTACTGCCAACCGGCGTGCTGATGACTCAGGTAAATGGATGTTTAAGGATGGTGCAGTGATTAAGCGGATTTATACGGCAGACGAACAGCAGCAACTGGCAGAATCACAAAAGGCAACTTTGCTTTCCGAAGCCGAATCCCTGATTTTGCCGCTGGAGCGCGCTGTCAGGCTGAATATGGCAACAGATGAGGAGCGCAGTCGACTGGAGGCATGGGAACGCTACAGCGTTCTTGTCAGTCGTGTGGATACTGCAAATCCTGAATGGCCGGAAATGCCGCAATAAGTGTATGAGCTCTGGTGGGAGCTTACATATCTATGGCACAGAGTAAAGCCTAATCTGACAGTCCGCTCCGTGCCAATAGCGGACATTCATCAATTTAGAAACGTTAGGTCAGATATCTAAGCACATGGCTTGCCTGGTTGGGAAACTTGCATTGATAAGTGAGTTGTGAAGTTATGTTTTATATGTTTACATACCGTTTTATTTGATAAATTAAGGTATCAGGGATAGCTTATGCCAAGTAGATACATAATAGATACTAATGTTTTATTGCAGCATCCGGAGATATTGTCTAGAGCTGGAAATCGGAAGCTAGTTATCCCAAGAGCTGTGATGCATGAGCTTTCATATAGAGGGAAAAGCAACAAATGGTCAGATATTACTGATTTAGTGGCCTCGTCAATTCCCGCTGGTGTGCTCATAGTTGAAGCGCCTGAAAAAATAAAAAACGACATCTTCCAATCCGATAGAAATGCTCAGCGTTTGACTGGGGCAGACTTTGATATTGCTCGAATAGCTATTTCTTACGCAGAACGGCAAGGAGAAGAAGTTCCTTGCGTCGTGACCAATGATCGTGCCTTGTCTTATTTTCTTGCTAGTCGGAATATTACATCTATGACTGGCATTGAGTTTATAAATGAAAGCAAAGGCGATTTTCTAAATAAAGAAATAGAAGAGAAAGCAGAAAAAGCTGTTTCATCTCAAAAGCGTTACCTAAAAGCCAGTTTTGTGCTCGGCGGGCTTGCTTCTCTAGTCGCAAACATCGTCTATTCCAATATGGAAGTACTGGTATCTACCATTACAGTTTGGGGGACAATGATGGGTTTACCCGTTTTAGGACTCATACTATTTTGGTACAGAGAAAATTTCCGTCTTTCCTATGGAGTTTTCGAGTGTTGTATTGGGGTAATTATGTCTTATTACGTCCTCTTTCCAACTTTTGACTATTCGTCTTTAGGTGTAAAGGAAGGGATTCAAATATTAGGTGGCTTATACGCAATGGTTCGAGGGCTGGATAACATTGGAAAAGGCGTGATTGGCACAAGGCTCGAAACATTATGGCTGAAGGTTTTTTAAAATCTAAAACTCAAAGTTATTCTCTGCTATTGGATGAATTTCTTTGTGTTAATCAGTTACCGCAGATATCGATGTTAAGTGGGAACTTATGATATTCAATACTATCGATGAAGCAAAAGAATATGTTATTTTGTTAACAAATAATGCGAGAACCATAGAGAGTGACCTGCTTCCCGTTGATAAATACACTGTAATGTTAAAAATTCCTCCATCGACTTTGGGAACAACTGCGAATTTTAGCTTCTCGCTCATATCGGACCTGAGGACCAGCTGGTTGGTCCCCTACGTGCCAGAAGCGGACGGTGCTAACTCACAAACTGCGTAGGGAGTAAACCAATGAACTGATGTTATCTCGTTCTCATTTTCTGACTACGAAGAGCACTCTGTAGGATATTAATAGGTATAGTTGTCTAAGACTTTCATGGGGGGGGCATATTCGAAAACATAAGTTGCTAGGCAAGATCAAACTTATCGGTGTCGAACATGCCAATGACTGGTATTAGAATAAATATCAGTAGTATAGTGTAAAAAATGTATCTAACATAAGGGATAGAAATGCGCGATTATTCACTGCTTATTGGAAATGGCATAAATAATATTACAAATGGAAATTCTTGGCTTGATGTTTTAAATAACCTAGGGGCAACATATGGGATAAAAATTGACACGCATGAAAAACCATTTCCACTAGCCTATGAAGAGATTTATTTTAATATTTCAAATAAGCAAGTGAATGGATTTTCAGAAAATAAAATAAAAGATTCCATCGCATCAAAGATAAACACAATAAAGCCAAATGAAATCCATCAAAGAATAATTGGATTAGAATGCAATAATATTTTAACAACAAACTATGATTTAGCTTTTGAATATTGTTTAGACGACAGCATCAAGCCTGATGATTTAAAAAATGAAGGTGTAATAAAAGAAAGTAAATACAATATTTTCAGGCATTATCAGGTGAAAAACAAAAACATATGGCATATACATGGAGCAGTGAATAACCCAAGCTCAATAATTCTTGGCTATGAGCATTACAGTGGTTATTTGCAAAGCATGCGGGGGTATACAACTACCGGAAGTCAGTATTCCAATAAATCGTTCAACGAGCCGCTTACAAAGCGGTTGCAAGCAAATGATATTGGTAATAGCTGGATCGATGATTTTTTTACTAAGGATGTATATATCTTAGGCTTGAATTTGGATTTTGTTGAAATTGATCTTTGGTGGTTACTTACATTTAGAGAAAGGACTAGAATTGCAAAGAAAATAAGCTTGCAATATGAGGTGACATATTACATCCCTGGTTATTATTATAATGACGCTGCTTCCAAACCAAAAATCGATCTTTTGAAAAGTGTTGGGGTTATAATTAATCATAATTTCGGGTTAGTGTTCAAAGGGAAGGAAAAAGAGTATTACCTCGATGTAATCAAAGATATTCAGAATAAAACTAACAGATAATCTTTTCTCTATAAAGAGAACGGTCAAAGAAAAATATCCTTTGACCGCTGAGATGAGCATTTAGTCCGTTCCTCGCTCAAAGCAGGCTGTCAGATTTGATAGCGTTTTGGCTATGTAAACTGTCAGTCGGAAAATGAGTGAGCACAAATCAAGGCAGGCAATCTGATTGCCCGCCTTTTCTTTATCTGTTGTTTCATCCACTGACCAGTCAGGTCAAATAGCGTCTCATGCACTGCCCAACAGAAAATAGTTGCACCCATTAACCACGGAGTTAAACGGATGAGTGACTATCATCACGGCGTGCAGGTGCTGGAGATTAACGACGGCACCCGTGTCATTTCCACTGTATCCACGGCCATTGTCGGCATGGTCTGCACGGCCAGCGATGCGGATGCGGAAATCTTCCCCCTCAATAAACCGGTGCTGATTACCAATGTGCAGAGCGCGATTGCAAAGGCCGGTAAAAAAGGCACGCTGGCGGCATCGTTGCAGGCTATCGCCGACCAGTCAAAACCGGTCACCGTTGTCGTGCGTGTGGAAGACGGCACCGGCGAAGACGAGGAAACGAAACTCGCGCAGACCGTTTCCAATATCATCGGCACCACCGACGAAAACGGTCAGTACACCGGACTGAAAGCCCTGCTGGCGGCGGAGTCGGTAACCGGTGTTAAACCGCGTATTCTCGGCGTGCCGGGACTGGACACCAAAGAGGTTGCTGTTGCACTGGCATCAGTCTGTCAGAAGCTGCGCGCTTTCGGGTATATCAGCGCATGGGGCTGCAAAACCATTTCCGAGGTGAAAGCCTACCGCCAGAATTTCAGCCAGCGTGAGCTGATGGTCATCTGGCCGGATTTCCTCGCATGGGATACGGTCAGCAGCACCACCGCCACCGCGTATGCCACCGCCCGTGCGCTGGGTCTGCGCGCTAAAATCGACCAAGAGCAGGGCTGGCATAAAACGCTGTCCAATGTCGGGGTGAACGGTGTTACCGGCATCAGCGCATCTGTATTCTGGGATTTGCAGGAGTCCGGCACCGATGCTGACCTGCTTAACGAGTCAGGCGTCACAACGCTGATTCGCCGCGACGGTTTCCGCTTCTGGGGTAACCGTACCTGCTCCGATGACCCGCTGTTCCTCTTTGAAAACTACACCCGCACCGCGCAGGTGCTGGCCGACACGATGGCTGAGGCGCACATGTGGGCGGTGGACAAGCCCATCACCGCAACGCTGATTCGCGACATCGTTGACGGCATCAATGCCAAATTCCGTGAGCTGAAAACAAACGGCTATATCGTGGATGCGACCTGCTGGTTCAGCGAAGAATCCAACGATGCGGAAACCCTCAAGGCCGGAAAACTGTATATCGACTACGACTATACCCCGGTGCCTCCTCTCGAAAACCTGACCCTGCGCCAGCGTATTACCGATAAATATCTGGCAAATCTGGTCACCTCGGTTAACAGCAATTAAGGAGCCTGACCGATGGCAATGCCGCGCAAACTCAAGTTAATGAACGTCTTTCTGAACGGCTACAGCTATCAGGGCGTTGCAAAGTCCGTCACGCTGCCAAAACTGACCCGTAAGCTCGAAAACTATCGCGGTGCGGGGATGAACGGCAGCGCACCGGTAGACCTCGGCCTTGATGACGATGCGCTGTCAATGGAGTGGTCGCTCGGGGGCTTCCCGGATTCGGTTATCTGGGAGCTTTACGCCGCAACCGGTGTGGATGCTGTGCCGATTCGTTTTGCAGGCTCTTACCAGCGCGACGATACCGGCGAAACGGTGGCCGTCGAGGTGGTCATGCGTGGACGTCAGAAAGAAATCGACACCGGCGAGGGTAAACAGGGAGAAGACACCGAGTCGAAAATCTCCGTGGTCTGCACCTATTTCCGGCTGACGATGGACGGTAAGGAGCTGGTCGAAATCGACACCATCAACATGATTGAGAAGGTGAACGGCGTCGACCGGCTGGAGCAACACCGCCGCAATATCGGCCTGTGATTTTCATCCGGTCAGCCTGGCTGACCGGTTAACCACGATTCAGAAGTGAGAAAACCATGAACAAAGAAAACGTCATTACCCTGGACAATCCGGTCAAACGTGGTGAGCAGGTTATCGAACAGGTCACGCTGATGAAACCCAGTGCCGGGACGCTGCGCGGTGTCAGTCTGGCAGCGGTCGCGAACTCCGAAGTCGATGCACTGATTAAGGTGCTGCCGCGCATGACGGCACCGATGCTGACCGAGCAGGAAGTCGCCGCGCTGGAACTGCCTGACCTTGTGGCGCTGGCCGGTAAGGTGGTCGGTTTTTTGTCGCCGAACTCGGTGCAGTAACGTTCCCGAAAAATCTGTCGGTCGATGACCTGATGGCGGATGTGGCAGTGATATTTCACTGGCCGCCATCAGAACTGTATCCCATGAGCCTGACCGAACTCATCACATGGCGCGAAAAGGCGCTCCGGCGAAGCGGAAACACGAATGAGTAACAATGTAAAATTACAGGTATTGCTCAGGGCTGTTGACCAGGCATCCCGCCCGTTTAAATCCATCCGTACAGCGAGTAAGTCGCTGTCGGGGGATATCCGGGAAACACAAAAATCACTGCGCGAGCTGAACGGTCACGCATCCCGTATTGAGGGATTTCGCAAGACCAGCGCACAGCTTGCCGTGACTGGTCATGCACTTGAAAAGGCACGGCAGGAAGCCGAAGCCCTTGCCACACAGTTTAAAAACACTGAACGTCCGACCCGTGCTCAGGCGAAAGTGCTGGAATCCGCAAAGCGTGCGGCGGAGGACTTACAGGCGAAATATAACCGCCTGACAGATTCCATTAAACGCCAGCAGCGGGAACTGGCCGCTGTGGGAATTAATACCCGCAATCTTGCACATGATGAGCAGGGACTGAAAAACCGTATCAGTGAAACCACCGCACAGCTTAACCGTCAGCGTGACGCGCTGGCGCGTGTCAGTGCACAACAGGCAAAACTTAACGCAGTAAAACAGCGTTATCAGGCCGGAAAGGAACTGGCCGGAAATATGGCCTCAGTGGGCGCTGCCGGTGTGGGGATTGCTGCTGCGGGAACGATGGCCGGAGTTAAGTTGCTGATGCCCGGTTATGAGTTTGCGCAGAAAAACTCAGAATTGCAGGCTGTGCTCGGTGTGGCAAAAGACTCCGCCGAAATGGCTGCACTACGCAAGCAGGCGCGCCAGCTCGGCGACAATACCGCAGCCTCGGCAGATGATGCAGCCGGTGCGCAGATTATTATTGCGAAAGCCGGTGGGGATGTTGATGCCATTCAGGCGGCAACGCCGGTCACGCTGAATATGGCGCTGGCGAACCGTCGCACGATGGAAGAAAACGCCGCCCTGCTGATGGGGATGAAATCCGCCTTTCAGCTTTCAAACGATAAGGTTGCTCATATCGGGGATGTTCTCTCCATGACGATGAACAAAACCGCCGCCGATTTTGATGGCATGAGCGATGCGCTGACCTATGCCGCACCTGTGGCAAAAAATGCTGGTGTCAGCATTGAAGAAACCGCCGCAATGGTCGGGGCGCTGCATGATGCAAAAATTACCGGTTCAATGGCGGGGACGGGAAGCCGTGCCGTGTTAAGCCGCCTGCAGGCACCGACGGGAAAAGCATGGGATGCACTGAAAGAGCTTGGCGTGAAAACCTCAGACAGTAAAGGGAATACTCGACCAGTATTTACCATTCTGAAAGAAATGCAGGCCAGTTTTGAGAAAAACCGGCTCGGTACTGCCCAGCAGGCTGAATACATGAAAACTATTTTCGGGGAGGAGGCCAGCTCAGCCGCCGCCGTGTTGATGACTGCCGCCTCAACCGGAAAGCTGGACAAACTGACCGCTGCGTTTAAAGCCTCAGACGGGAAGACCGCCGAGCTGGTAAATATCATGCAGGACAACCTCGGCGGTGACTTTAAGGAGTTTCAGTCCGCTTATGAGGCGGTGGGGACTGACCTGTTTGACCAGCAGGAAGGCGCGCTGCGTAAGCTCACTCAGACGGCCACAAAGTATGTGTTAAAACTCGACGGCTGGATCAAGAAAAACAAATCACTGGCGTCAACCATCGGCCTCATTGTCGGTGGCGCACTGGCGCTTACTGGCATCATCGGTGCAATTGGTCTTGTAGCCTGGCCGGTTATCACCGGCATTAATGCCATCATCGCGGCAGCAGGCGCAATGGGGGCAGTCTTCACGACGGTTGGCAGTGCTGTTATGACCGCCATCGGGGCGATTAGCTGGCCGGTTGTGGCCGTGGTGGCCACCATTGTCGCCGGGGCGTTGCTTATCCGTAAATACTGGGAGCCTGTCAGCGCATTCTTTGGCGGTGTGATGGAAGGGCTGAAAGCGGCATTTGCGCCGGTGGGGGAACTGTTCACGCCACTTAAGCCGGTGTTTGACTGGCTGGGCGAAAAGTTACAGGCCGCGTGGCAGTGGTTTAAAAACCTGATTGCCCCGGTCAAAGCCACCCAGGACACCCTGAACCGTTGCCGTGATACTGGCGTCATGTTCGGGCAGGCACTGGCTGACGCGCTGATGCTGCCGCTTAATGCGTTCAACAAACTGCGCAGCGGAATTGACTGGGTACTGGAAAAACTCGGTGTTATCAACAAAGAGTCAGACACACTTGACCAGACCGCCGCCAGAACTCAAGCCACCACGTATGGCAGCGGTGGTTATATTCCGGCGACCAGCTCTTATGCAGGCTATCAGGCTTATCAGCCGGTTACGGCACCGGCTGGCCGCTCTTATGTGGACCAGAGTAAAAACGAATATCACATCAGCCTGACGGGTGGTACTGCGCCGGGGACACAGCTCGACCGCCAGTTACAGGATGCACTCGAAAAATACGAGCGGGATAAACGTGCGCGCGCCCGTGCCAGCATGATGCATGACGGTTAAGGAGGTGACGAAAAATGATGCTCGCGTTAGGTATGTTTGTTTTTATGCGCCAGACGCTGCCACACCAGACCATGCAGCGTGAATCAGATTATCGCTGGCCGTCAAATTCCCGTATCGGCAAACGGGATGCCTTTCAGTTTCTCGGTGTGGGTGAGGAAAACATCACGCTGGCCGGTGTGCTTTATCCCGAACTGACCGGCGGCAAGCTGACGATGACCACGCTCAGGCTGATGGCAGAGGAAGGTCGGGCGTGGCCGTTGCTGGATGGCACCGGCATGATTTACGGCATGTATGTCATCAGTAAGGTGAGTGAAACAGGGAGTATTTTCTTTGCAGACGGCACACCCCGGAAAATTGATTTTACGCTGTCGCTCACCCGCGTTGATGAATCACTGGCCGCGCTTTATGGCGATATCGGTAAACAGGCGGAATCGCTCATCGGTAAGGCCGGCAGTATGGCGACCAGATTCACAGGTATGACGGGGGCGGGATAATGCCGGATGCGCTGACATTTGATGCAGGCAGTACGCTGACGCCGGATTACATGCTGATGCTCGACAGCAGGGATATTACCGGCAATATCAGCGACCGTCTGATGAGCATGACCCTGACGGATAACCGGGGCTTTGAGGCTGACCAGCTTGATATTGAACTGAACGATGCCGACGGGCAGGTCGGGCTGCCGGTTCGTGGCGCTGTCCTGACGGTGTATATCGGCTGGAAAGGTTTTGCCCTGGTATGCAAAGGGAAATTTACCGTTGATGAGGTTGAACACCGGGGCGCGCCGGATGTGGTTACCATCCGCGCCCGGAGTGCAGATTTTCGCGGGACGCTCAATTCCCGCCGTGAAGGCTCCTGGCATGACACCACGCTCGGTGCGATTGTTGAGGAGATAGCCTCCCGTAACAGGCTGAAAGCCAGTGTCGCTCCGTCACTGGCCGGAATTAAAATCCCGCACATCGACCAGTCGCAGGAGTCCGATGCGAAATTCCTGACCCGTCTTGCTGAACGCAACGGCGGTGAGGTGTCGGTAAAAATGGGAAAACTGCTGTTTCTCAAAGCGGGGCAGGGGGTGACGGCCAGCGGTAAAAAAATCCCGCAGATTACCATCACCCGCAGCGACGGCGACCGTCATCATTTTGCGATTGCTGACCGTGGAGCCTACACAGGCGTAACGGCAAAGTGGTTACACACCAAAGACCCGAAGCCGCAAAAGCAGAAGGTAAAACTGAAACGCAAAAAGAAAGAGAAACACCTGCGCGCACTGGAGCACCCGAAAGCGAAACCGGTCACGCAGAAGAAAGCGTCAAAAGTACCGGAAGCGCGCGAAGGTGAATACATGGCCGGTGAGGCTGACAATGTTTTTGCCCTGACCACGGTATATGCCACGAAAGCGCAGGCCATGCGCGCCGCTCAGGCGAAGTGGGATAAACTGCAACGGGGCGTTGCGGAGTTCTCCATCAGCCTGGCTACCGGTCGGGCAGATATTTACACGGAAACGCCGGTCAAAGTGTCAGGCTTTAAGCGCGTCATAGACGAGCAGGACTGGACAATCACTAAGGTGACACATTTTCTGAATAATAGCGGCTTCACGACGTCCTTGGAGCTTGAGGTCAGGCTTTCTGATGTGGAGTACGAAACCGAAGGTGATGAGTGATGTTTTTGTTTTATCTGTTTGTTTTATAAGGATAAATTAACTAAAATGGCACCATCAACAAAACCGGAAGAGGTGCTCGCGATGTTTCATTGTCCTTTATGCCAGCATGCCGCACATGCGCGTACAAGTCGCTATATCACTGACACGACAAAAGAGCGTTATCACCAGTGCCAGAACGTGAATTGCAGCGCCACGTTCATCACTTATGAGTCGGTGCAGCGATACATCGTGAAGCCGGGAGAAGTCCACGCCGTAAGGCCGCACCCGTTGCCGTCAGGGCAGCAAATTATGTGGATGTAATTAGAAACAGGAAGCCCCTCAGTCGAGGGGCTTTTTTGTCGATGTGGTCAATATGTGGACGTGACCAGAAATAAATCCTTTTATTTCAATTTGTTGTACGTAAAAAATAAGCCCGTGTAAGGGAGATTACACAGGCTAAGGAGGTGGTTCCTGGTACAGCTAGCATTTTATGGGTTATGTTTTTCAGCGAAACGGATGATAACCTTAATAAATGCAGCTGTATGTGATCGGTTTCTAAGAATTTTCCATCCGGGAAAAATAATCGAAATTAATCACTTACCGTGTGGGTTACGCGTGGTTTCCCCGGAGAAATTACGCATCAGCAGAGCGTAATTGAGCTCAAGATCCTGCGGGACCGGGAGCCACACAGTATAACCATCGCCTGGTGCGACCGGCATCGCTTCACCTTTGGCGTTTTCCATGTGCTCAAGGGTAAAGTTAATGTTGCCTTGCGGCGTCATCAGCTCAAGGCTGTCGCCAACGGAGAATTTATTTTTCACCGCTACCGCCGCGAGGTCCCCCTTGCGCTCACCGGTAAACTCACCAACAAACTGCTGGCGGTCAGAAACTGAATAACCGTATTCGTAGTTCTGATAATCGTCGTGAGTATGACGACGCAGGAAACCTTCGGTATAGCCACGATGCGCCAGACCTTCCAGAGTTTCCAGCAGGCTGGTATCGAACGGTTTGCCCGCAGCGGCGTCATCGATAGCTTTACGGTAAACCTGTGCGGTGCGTGCGCAATAGTAGAAAGATTTAGTACGGCCTTCGATTTTCAGCGAATGCACGCCCATTTTGGTCAGGCGTTCTACATGGGCGATGGCGCGCAGATCTTTCGAGTTCATGATGTAAGTGCCGTGCTCATCTTCAAACGCGGTCATATACTCGCCCGGACGCTGGGCTTCTTCGATCATAAACACTTTGTCGGTTGGCGCGCCGATACCCAGCGTCGGCTCAACATTTTGCACCGGAATCGGCTCGTACTTGTGTACGATGTTGCCAACGTCATCTTCTTTCCCTTCCTGGACGTTGTACTCCCAGCGGCAGGCGTTGGTGCAGGTACCCTGGTTCGGATCGCGCTTGTTGATATAGCCAGAGAGCAGGCAGCGACCGGAGTAGGCCATGCACAGTGCGCCGTGAACGAAGATCTCGATCTCCATATCCGGCACCTGATTGCGGATCTCTTCAATCTCTTCCAGCGACAGCTCGCGAGAGAGGATCACGCGGGTCAGGCCCATTTGCTGCCAGAATTTCACCGTCGCCCAGTTTACGGCGTTAGCCTGCACCGAGAGGTGGATCGGCATTTCAGGGAAGTGCTCACGCACCAGCATAATCAGCCCTGGATCGGACATAATCAGCGCATCCGGCCCCATTTCCACCACCGGTTTCAGGTCACGGATAAAGGTTTTCAGCTTGGCGTTGTGCGGTGCAATGTTGACCACGACATAAAACTTTTTCCCCAGCGCGTGGGCTTCATTGATGCCGAGCTGAAGATTTTCGTGGTTGAATTCGTTGTTGCGCACACGCAGGGAGTAACGCGGCTGGCCCGCATAAACAGCATCTGCGCCATAAGCGAAAGCGTAACGCATATTTTTCAGCGTTCCCGCCGGGGAAAGGAGTTCCGGTTTAAACAT